CAGATTGCAAAGCTTGTCCCGACAAATTGAAAAAGCCCAGCAAGTGAGTCCACGGACCGGGGATGTCCGGTAGATGGACCCCTGCTGGGCCTACATAGGTTGCACCATCTTCATCACGTTCCCGAAGAGTGTGCCCTTCAAGCTGTTCAAGACGGCTGCTTTTTTGTTTGTCTGGTGTTGCACCAAGCCATGCGAGTTGACGGCAATAGAGAATTAGGAGACTGCTTAAGCTTTCAAAAAACTTGCAGTGTCTCCGATAGCTGCATTAATCTGGGTCTTCAGCCAATCGTAACGCGGGTCAGAGTACAGCTTACGGAAAGCATCAGGCGTATCCACAGGCTCGCCATCCAGAGTCATGTTGTCAATCTTGACCGACAGAGCCGTTAGGAATTCAACACTTTGTTCACGCATCTCGTCAGGGGTAGCTTCGCGCTTACCACGCTTGGCGTTTTTCTTCATCATTGCGTCAACAGCTTTACGATATGCTTGACTAGCTTCGCCTTTTACAGTAACTTGTACAGGCTTGGACTCGGGGTCTTCACCTTTGCCAACAGGTGCAAACAGCGGCATGTCAGTAACAGGGTGAGTCAGTTGTACAGTGGTTTCTTCCGAGAGGGCCAGCGAGTTCAATTCAAAAGTCATGGTAGAGTTCCTTTTTAGTTTATGTTATGCTTCTTGTGAAGCGAGGTTAGAGCTATGTTGCTCTTTGAGTGCAGCTTGTGCTGCGGTTTGTTGTGAAATTAGTTGTTCTATACGGTTTAGTAGTTGTGGTAGATTGACGTTGTAGAACGTCTCCCGATATCCGTCGAATCGTTCATATGGTTGGTTATACAACTCTTTCAGTTCCCTCAAAAGTATCGTCTCGATATCTCTTGGGACTGCTCCATCTGTAAAATAATAAGAAGTAAGAACCTCAAAATTCTTGCTGGATTCTCTTGCAACAGATTTACAACGAGCCTCCGGACTTCTATTCGTTATACCTATCTTAGTAAGTTCATCGACATGCAACACATATAAATACCCCGGCTTAGCAGTCTTATAACCCGCTTGAACACATTCAGGACATCCTCCGTGTCTATTGTCAGGATGAAGGTGAACATTTGGAGTTACACTGAACCATCTGTCATGCGCCACACAACGTATTTCAACTTTTATATTACTTTTAGTGTATTCAACTCTAGAATAATCAAACACATCTCCGAACTTACCAACCGCCTCGGAAATAAACTGTTCAGTGTTGCTTCGATTCTTAATACCTCCAAGAATCTTAGAACAACGCGGGCACCCTGCGCCTTTTATGTGACGACTTGCTGTAGTACTGAAGGTTTCTTCGTGCACGTCGCAATAGAGGTTAAATTTAGTGGTTTTAATGCCTTTCCACGTGAGCCTCACATGTTCGTAAGAGAATCTACCATTGTGCGATTTGTTTGATTGTTCTACAAAAGTGTCAAAACTAATTTGTGAATTCTCGCCGTTCTTCTTATATCCGCAAGCCTTACAACCTTGGCCTGCAAGATGAGCTTCTGGCGTGATGCTGAAAAAGTTCTCACAAGAGTTGCACCAGATTTCGATTTTAAGATCGCTCCTAGTGTAAACGGTATTTTTGTAGTTGTAAGAATCTCCGTGCATTTTTACACTGGTAGCTAAAAACTCGTCTTGTGTGAGCCTGTGATTCAACCCGTTCTGCTCCCATGCACATTTGGCACATCCTGTGCCCCTCATAAACGTGCTGGCATTAACGCTGAAAATCCCATGCTTTTTGCACTCAACTGCCACTTTTGAGGATGAGTTCTTATATACTATATGTTGTAGGCCGTACAACGAACCGTGCGCTTCTACACATCTGGTGATATACTCTTCTTGTGTTAATTTATTTGGCATAAACGCTTTCTTAAATATTCTCGTAAAGTCAAGAATGCTTAAGAAAGTGCGCTTTACCGACACACTTTCTAATTGCAAACAGCGGCGCTTCACAGCGTTACGCTTACTACAGAGGGCAGCAACCCTCTTAATCACTATTAGGTTGCAGAGAAAATAATCGAGTTGTCAAGCTCAATATCGATAGTCTGCTCAAGAATCTTATCAGCAGTACCGACGTTAACTTGCAGCGAAGTTACAATACCCGAAAAATAGTCATGACCCATCGAACCGGGGTAAGTGATCTTGAATGCAACTGGGGTGCGGGCATTGAATGCTGTTTGAAGTGCAGTATAATCCGCGCCAGCGTGCTTAGCAAGAGTCATCGAAATAGTGCCATAGTCAACACTACCCGAGCGCTTGGTGACTACAGCCGTGTCAACAGCTGTAAATTTGACCACTGTGGTCTTACCACCAAACACGCCAAGGTTCGACACTTCAGTAATCGGAATCCATGTCAGAGAGGCAAAGTCAGTGGAAGTGTACGTAGCAGGCAGCGTAGCCGACATGCTGATAGAAGTTGTTGCCGATGTAATAGCAAGAGAACCGCTCATTTTATTTCCTTTATATTAAATAATCTTTTGCAAAAGATGCTTGTTATACGGCATGAGCCATATCTTGTTATTAGGCTTCCTGACGGTATTTAACCCTAACAGCAGCCATCCTAAATTGTGTATCAATCATCGCAGGACTAATGTTAGGCGGCTGATCCACAAAAAATGTACTATAGCGGGCACGATCCGTCACAGGGAACAGTGCCGCAATAGCGTTAGTAAGTGTGTCAAGCTGCTTCATGCCTTTGTTGTCAGGTACATACACCGCGATTTGCACTGTGCCGTATGTCCTAGTTCTAGCAGCATCTACAGTGGCATTGGTCGTAACACTGTTAAGAAATACAACTTCAAGCCACGGGGCGCCTACAGGTTTGTTGAAAGCTACACCTTCGTAAGACACCGTGATAGCAGGACTTTGAGCCGCTGCGAAAGCCGCAATAGCACCTTCAATTTCTTGTCTAATGTTCATTGTAAGTCTGCCTTCGTACCGAGAATTGACGTAGACACTGGAGCGTAATAACGCCGCATACCTGTCCAAGTCCATCCACTAATAGGGTCTTTGCCAGCGGGCCAACCAGCGTACTCCACGCGGAACGCATAGTTAAGATTGTTGGACATTGACACAAACCCATCCTTGCCATAAAATGCTTTAGAGCCCTTAACGATGCTATCAATCCTAGATAGGCTGTCGCTGCCATTGCTCGTAACATTCGTAATAGATGGATCAAACATGTTCACAGCAGGGAACCAATTGGCAACGAAATGGCCTGCTACATACGGGCCATCGCCAACATGAGGGGAGTTGCTTACAACGCGATAGAACAGCTTGTATGCTACGTCAGTGATTTTATCATTCACCTCTGTTTGCACACGTTCAATGTTAGACTTTAGAGAGTCTAGAAAGCTTCCCATTCGCTCTCCTTATAAATCAGAATTATAGCATTGGACAACATTCTTGTCAATTTTAGCGAACAACATATGAGCCAGATAGAAGGCTCTGCTCATACTCATTAGCCGCCTTCACAACGACATCGTACTGATAGAATCCTTTTGTAATGCCTGACTCTTCAATTGTCTTGAAGTGCACTATGTTTTTGATATCAGAATTAACCTTGCCTTTTACCTGTGCAACAATATCGTCAGTATTTTTAAGTGTGATGAACAAAGCCATCCCTGTTAAGTTTGCTGGCAAGCTTGTGTTCGTTTCAAAAACTGAGAACACATCGACAGACATGTCCTCAGCTTCCTTCACGATTTGCTTTGATGTCGAGTTGAGAGGCACAGCACGAAGACTTGTCTTTGGCTTTGCTGCAAAAGTAACATCGTCTTTATCTAGCGTTTCATTTACAACCACAACAGTACAGGAGCGCATTATTCATCCCCAATATCTAAGTAGATGGTACGTTCGTCTGTGCGCGGAGGTGTTGTAAGCGTCGTAATTTTACAAGCTACTGTGGCAGCACTGCCGGACGTGCCTCCAGCAACGAATACGGTTGTTTTGATCCCATCCGAGAATGTACCAACACTACTAACACCGTTAAGTGTGAACGTTACATCTGAAATAGTCACAGAGCCAATGTCATCCAGCCATGCAGACCAGTCAAAAGTAATATCAATAGTAGCGTCCGGGTCTTTAGCTGCACGAGGTTTCTTAGGATCAGAAAGAGTCCACCACTTACCTCCTGTGAAAACAGGAGACACAGCTTGTACGCTAATTGTTCTTGCTAGACTTGGTGTAAACATAGGGATTACCTGTACAGATGTTAAATCGGCTACAACTGAACTTTGCGCAACAATCGTTGCACTGAATCTAGTCAAGCTTGTCAGCGAAGCTGCCGCATAAGATATGGCCTGTAAACTGGCATTGAGATTAATCCCTGTGGCAAGGCTACCTAAAACCGATGCTTGTGATAAAATTGATGAAGAAAGCTTAATAGCAGTAGTCAGTGAAGCACTGGCCGATGAAGTGGCTAAGATAGAACAAGAAAGTGCTGCGGAAGTAGTGGGGGTGTTTGGAGCAAGGTACACCCCCGAACCTAGGGAGTTCGGGGCTAAATATGCTGTCATACCAAACTCACAGGTCCATTGTAGTGTCTACCATCCTGTGTACGAACTTCAACCCTACCAGTTGCTCCCGATGCGAGGGTAGTTTGAACAGTGAGTGACATAACACCCGAGGCATTTGTAGTGGCATTCTCAGTTTTGTACACAGGTGCGACACTGCTTCCCGGTGTAGACTGTTCATAAACGGCCACCGATACGTTTGTCAGATTTGCTGCTGGCCCGCTTGCATCGCCTAAGGTCAAGGTGACAGTACGTGCAACAGGTGTAATAGCAGTAGAAGCGGCAAGGATCGTTTTCACAAGGGATGCTTTTGCTGGAGCAATGTGAACAATGTTCTCGGAACCGTAAGGGTGGGTGCCGTCACTTGAATTG